AATCATAACTATTTTAAATTTATTTGGAATTAGATTTTTTATAACTATCAAAAAGGGACTCGCTGTGAAGCAAGTCCCTTTTTCTGTTTGTAGAAATATCGAACATAAAATTGAATTGGCCAAAGCCTATTTTCGAAAATATAGAACATTTTCTAGAGTGAAGTAGCCCGAAGGCTACTCCATTCCGTTCAACGTTTTAAGCAGCTCCTTTCTAGTATTCCGAATCTCTACCAGTTTAGCAGCATCGTTTGTACCATCCATTTGCTTCTTAGCCTTATTCATCTTCCTTCTTGCAGCAGAGATAGCCTTTCTAGCCGCAAACAGTCGCTTGTTGGTCTTGCTGTTCTTAAAGGCATTTGCCTTCGCCTTATCAACATCCTTCAAACGCTGATACTCCTGATAAGTCTTCATGGTTCCGTTCCAGACGTTCTGTATTCTCCAGTCCTCCGTCACGTCCTCTGCCTTAGCCTTCATCAGGTACTTGCTTTCAGCCTTCTCCATTTCCTTCAAGTCTTCATCACCGTTCAGATAACCCTGCACCATGTCCAGAGCCTCCTTCTGGGTGAAAGCCTTATAATCACTCTGCGAGAGGAATTTCTTCATCTTCTGTCGCATCTTCTTCTTTTCCGTGATACTCTTGGCAGTATCAAAGCGTTTACTAGCCTCCTGTAAGGAAGTCACTCCATCGCTCATTTCTGCACTCTCCAGTGCCTTCACCGAACCGATTGCAGCCTTAATCTGAGCCTCAGGATCAATACCATTGCGCTGGCAGCTCTGATAGGTCATCACCACGCCCTCCATGTCACCGCTAAGGATAAAGTCCTTGAAGTAACTCTGAGCCTTCCATGGAGAGAACCCCTTAGAAGAAGGGAAGAAGAAATCAACGGCCTTGAACTCCTTGTTCTCCTGGCTCGGAATCAGGAAAGGTGCCCAGTACAAAGCATCCTTATAAAGCAGTCCGATGGTCTTGCCATACTTGCGCTGAATCTCCTGATCTGCATGGCTGGCTTGGAAATCGCTCAGATAATTAATATCATCCAGCGTCATTCTTACCATAGGGTTAGCCTTACCTATCATTCTCTGAACCATTGGACCAGGGAACTCTAGTTCTCCCTTATGGTTGAATAGGTATTCAGGAACCTCACGGAACTGCTTACCATGTCTCACATACATTTCTGTACCATCTTCATATCTTCCTAAGAAGATTTTGCTCTGCTGACCAAGACTGTTGCCTCTCATCAGATAGTCATACCACTTCATACCATCAGGATAAGCAAGTTCATACATGCTCTTATAGCTTGGGTTGGTCTTTCTGATCTCCTCAGCCTTTTTGCGCTCCTTCTCCTCATCCAGGGCACGGAAAGCAGCATTGATGCCATTGGCAATACCCTCATAAAATACCATGAATCCGATACCATAACAGAGCAAAGCCGAAATCTGTCTGCTTCTTCTACCTTCATCCTCCGGCAGAAGCTCCTTATGCCAGAGTCTCTGGTAGTACTGCTTGAAGTTCTCAAAGGTAGCCTCATTCCATACTGATCCAAAACCTGTAATAGCCAGGAAATGGCTAGTTGTTGATTTGTTCCAATCTGGGGAGAGTAGGCATCTTCCTGCAAATCTTATTGTTCGCTGACTTGCTCCAACAATATCCCAATGCTGACCGCCAAACATATCGTTCACAAACTGTCCGTCCTCGTCCAAAGCCCGGCTCAGTTCCTCCTCTGTCCAACCCTTCTTCTTGGCACGCTCTTTGGTCTTGTCTGCCCTCATACGATAGGTAGCAAGTTTCAGTCCGTCATGGAGGAAATCCCACAAGGCTCTATCCATACCCTTGTTGATGAGCGAAAGCAACTGCATCACCACCTTCAAAGGCATAGTAGCCAAAGCCACCGTTCCGGAAATTCCATTTCCGTCCTTCAACTTCTCCTGCACCTTCATCATCGCATCGCGCATATTGTCGAACATGTTCTGCACATCCGCTGCTGCATAGTCGTTGGTCGCTCCGAACTTCACCAGATGGGAAGCAGCCTCTTGAAAATCCTCAGGATTGGCAAAGCAAGGAAGTTCATGGTTCTTGGCTGTATCTGCAAAGATATACTTCATAAAGTTGGCCATAGCCTTCTTAGGACCAAACTCCACCATATTCTGTACCATATAAACCTCCGTCAATGCTCCAGCATGGAAACCACTAAAGCCCAATTCCAGTTTCTTGGCACTAGAAGCAAGCGTATCAAACGTTTTCCAGAATGGGGAAGACTGATAGGTATCAAACACAACTCCAAATCTGTCACCGGCACTAGCCTCACTATAGATCACCTTTTCGTTGTCAGTGATAGGATTCTTCACCTTCACTTGCTTTGGAGATACATTATATACCCATACAGGGCCTACGCCCGGAATCTCAAAGTACTTATATTGCTCCAAATTGAATGGAGCAGAAGAAGAAAGTAGTGGATCAGTTGAAATTACCTCTCCTTTTTCATTCCGCTCTATCACGTTCAGTCCGGTCAACTCCTGCAACATGGTCTTGTTAGCCCAAGCCTCAATATTACTTCTGCTGTAGTAGGCCATCATTTTCGTGATGTCGGTAGTCTTTGGCACAAGTCCGGCATAAATACCTTCCATTAATGTGCTGATGGTTCTCGGCTTCTCATTCGGACTCTTGGTCCGCTGCCTATTCTCCACAAAGGTAGCATACGCCTCAGGATCAGATTTCTCTTTATCCCAAATATGATTTACGTAGTCAACATTATAACCAGTGCCAGCTTTCAAAGTATGATTATCCATCAACCAGTCGTAGGTATAGTTATACCAGTCACGGATGGAATCAATGGCAGCCTGCATTTCAGGAGAAAGTTCCTTGTAATTGATACCCTCAGGCACAATCTGCTGCTTCACCAGTGGCAATACATGCTCGCTTAGAATGTCCGTTCCGTCAATAGGAACAAAGCCTTCCTCGCCCTGATGATTGGCATTGATAGCCTGTGCCATCTTGCTAGCCACATCGCTCACTGCCTGAGGATCATCATATACCTCCACCTCCTTGCCATCTTTCAGTTCGGTATGCTTCTTCCCAGTCTCAGTAATCAAGTCTGTCACGTATGGCTGGATAGCCTCAACATCAGCTGGCTGGATATGGATATGTCCCTTATCAAAAACACCAGTGGCATTCAGATTGTGCGCCATGTCACGCAAACGTCTAGGAGCCTCTATTATATAAGGTATAGTCTCGGCAAGTTTTTCTGCCCTGTTTTTCTTTCCCTTGTAATCAGATAGCAACTTGTCAAAAACACCGCTATCAGCCATCTTCTCGATTCTATTCTTCACATCATTGATATAGATAGCATCATCTGCACTCGCCTCCTCCATATTCTTGCGTCTATGAATCACGGCATGCTTCACGGTCATTGCTGCACCTTCCTTGCTCACGTCCGTACTGGTCACTTCTGCCAAGTCCTGCATTACCTGCTGTTCCAGTGCATCAGCCTTCGGATTGGTTTCTGCTGGGTAAATCTTACCCTCATACAAGTCCAGATCGGCTTGTTGCTGCTCCAGCAGATCATGTTTGGCCAGCCAGTCCTCATACTTGCGTTTCACCTCCTCCTGCTTTTTCTTTTCGAAGGCAAACATATCTGGCAAAGGGTCTTCCTGGTCTTTCATTGCTACCTGCCATTTCTCATATTCATGAATACGATTCATGTAGGCATCATCCTCTTCATTTTCCATTCGGATAGGCATACCAGTAGGTTCCTCGCCAACAAGGTGGTGGCGTTCACGCCAGTCTTTATTGAGCTGTGCCCATTCCTTTTTGCCTGCTTCATCCTTATCAATGTCGTAGAACATTGGAGGCTCTGGGTTCTCTTTATCCTCGCGTGCATTCTGCCATTTACGCCACTCCTGTACACGTTTTATGTACTGAATAGTGCTTTCGCCCTTCTTCATTTGTGGTTTACCCTTACCAGGACCATTAGATAGCGCATCCTTGATTTCAGCATTGCTAGCCTGCTTCATCATGGCTTCCTGCTGTGTCTCAGGCATTTCGTCCCAAACGTGCAGAGCCTTGCCAGCCTTCATCAGGTAGTATCTCAAATCCTTGTCATTGAGAAGTCCAGGCACACGAACACCCAGCTTCTTAAGTACCTTGATAAGATAATGCTTAATCTTGGTCCAAAGAGAAAAGTCCTCAGCAGCCTTAGGACCCTCCTCGGCAAGATGAGCGATATACTCCTGCGTTCCCACATTCATGCGGTCAGGGTTCTTCCAGTCAGGATCATATTTATTGGCAAAGTCAATAATCTTGCCTCGAACATCCTTACCTACGGAACGATAAACGAAGTTGGCGAACTTTCTCACACCATCTTCGCCACCAAGAAGTACTTCCATACCCTCATGGCCTATCTTTTCATGAAGCACCGTTCTCTCAGCCTCGTTGGCATCAGCACAGTTAGGCAGATAAACATGCACCGTGTGTGTAGTAGGGTCATACCATCCGGTAGCCCCATTCTTCACATCACTCAGATAAGCATCTGGAACCTCATCCACAGAAGTGTAAACCGTAGCCTCAGCACCACCCAGTTTGTTGGCAGTATTCACTACCCGGTCGCTCACTTGTTTCTGCTTGTCTGCATCCCAGTTGTTCTTGAAGATAGAGCTGCCAAGTCGTGCCAATACATTTCTGCCCGACAAGTCATCCTTATTCAGCAGAGGAGCAATCACGCCTTGGGTCAACTGCACCGGAATACCATTGCCAATGATGGTGTGGGCCAAAGACTCCGTCTTAGGCAATTTATAGTCATCGCCCAGTCCGGTAATCCTAGCCAATACCCTGCCATCTGCACGCAATACCTTTCCACCCGGCATGATGATCACATCACCACTCTTGGTTCTCAGCGTAGGCAGAATCTCATCCCCATAGGCATGAGGAATTTTGCCATCGGCATAAGCACTGCCCATTACGTAAAGAGGCTTCTCTACCTTCTGCCAGTCGATACCATCAACCTTCAGTCTGGCATCCATCCATGGAGCCACACCGCTTTCCTTCACCGTCAGAGTAGGAAGAATATCCTCCACAGCCTCTAGCCATCCACCCTTACGTGGTTGTTTCTTTGGCTTTTCAGGTAGTTCTCCGTCCTTCACGGCTCTAACAATCAGTCGCTCCCTACTGGTATAGCCACCATAGTCTGCGGCATTATACACATCAGAATCCCATGTATAGCCATTCTTATCAAGTGCCTTGTTGATAATCTTCATCGCCTCAGAGTCCTTGTAACCCTTCACGTTCTCGATAGTCACCACTCGCGGTTTCACAGCATCAATGAAGTCGGCAGTACTCTTGGCAGTCTCCTTGTCAAGCTCCACCTCTCCACTATTACTTTTGGCCTGCGAATAGTTCTTGCATACTGGCGAAGCATGGAAATACTCTACCTCACCATCAATATGCTTCACCAGTTCCTTAGGGTCCACATCCCTCACGTCAGCCGTAACAATATGTTGTCCGAAGTTATTGCGATATACACCGCTTATCTTCCGGTCATATTCCACAGCCACAACTGGGTCGATGATACCCTTCAAACCCTCTTCAACCAGTCCACCACCGCTAAAGTAGGTTCCAGCCTTCATCAGCGAATCAGGGTGCTTCTTCAACTTCTGCTCCATGATAGGTGATTTCACCTCAGTCACTCGATGAAATCGGACATCGCTCTTGCGAGAATTGAAACGCTTAGAAGGAGGAATAACGTCACCATTATCATCATAGGTAACAAGGTCGTTCAACTTTCTATTATTCTTGGCATTCTTGTATTTATACTCCTTGCCATCATCAAAGCCAAACTCGTTTGCATCATTACCGTCCCACCATAGTTGATTAGCTGGCACTTCATCCTCGATGATACGATATTTGCCTTCCAGACGGTTTGTTCCGTGCATTTCGGCATATTTCTTAGAAGGAGTAACCCAGTCACCATTACGTAACTTACCTTCCTTCACGGAAGTAGGAACAGCACGATAAACCTTTACCTTAACATCCTTCTCGCCATTCTTAATAGCATCAATAGCCTCATTGATGGCTTTCACAGATTCCAATCCATGAGGAGTGTTCTGCGAATAACGCTCAGGGTGAGAGAAGTAATCATCCGGCTGAGGAGTATAGCCCAAGGCAATATCCTCCAGGTTCACATCCGAGCCACTGGATTCCCAATCGTCACGTCTCGCCTTGTCGCTTTCATATCCAGGGTTTCCCGGAGCAGCCCAGGCACCTACACCTTGATATGCGCTTTCGGTATCATCATACCCCTTGCGTCTGGCAGCCTCATCAAGCATTTCCCTGGCTGTAGCATCATCACCCTTGGCAAGAGCATCCATATACTGCTTGTCAAGTTGATCATCAGAAATCACAGAAAGTTCCTCCAAGTGCTTTTGGCGCTTGGTCTCCTCTTCCTCTGCTCTCTTTCTAGCAGCTTCCATGGCGTTACGCTGCGCCTCCATCTGCTGCTTACGCTCCTCTATCATGGCATCAACGTCACCGAAGTTCTCCTTCAAGGCTTCATTTACAGGCACGGTGTACTTAAGAAGTTCCTTGAAAGAGGAAATCTTATCTTCATTTGCCTGCAACAAATGGCGTTTGATATTAGCTCTGGCACGTGCAGCCTCAGCAGTAGAACCCTTCTTAACACCATTGGCGTACATCGCCACATCAGCCTCGTCAACCCCAAACTGCTGAGAAACAGCCTTTATTTTATCCTCCACAGATAAATTTTCATCATTTTCCTTGGCGGTTTCGATATTATTTCTTATCTTTGCAGCAGATAACTCCTGAATAGTAGGATATTCGTGGAAATTGAGTCCACGCAGAAGTTCCTGCTGTTTTGGAGTTATTTTTTTATCGTATGTTACCAAAACTTCTGAGCCTCCGATTTCCCCATGGTGAGCAAATATTGTCTTGATGCTATTCACTTCAAGTTGTGGCTTGTTCTTTCCTTGGTTTACTCGCTTTACATCAACGCCTACAGCTACAGGTTTTCCATCATGATTAATGTTCACATAAAGACGAAATCTGTCTTCCGCTCCTTGATAACGAGTTATGGCAAATGGGTGTATCAAAGCATTAGGTAGCTCATGCCATTCCTCCTTAGTCAAATCATGGTCAGCATCCTTTCCCTTATGTACCTTGATGCTCTTGAAAGACAAAGAAAAATCTTCTCCCTTTATACCTATTCCTTGCATCCATTCTGGAGTCTTACCTAAGTCATATCTTTCACGATTATGCTGAGATTTGTCAAAGTTAGGGTCATCAAACATTTGATCTATGATAGAATGGAACTCCTTAGCTTCGCCTTCCTGCATTTTAGTACGCGGGTCCACCCCATTCGCCAAGTCTCTCAACACAAGATTACGAATATCCTCCAAGGTCATTCTCTTAATGTCCTCAGGCTTCCACTTCGTAAATGTATCAAGAGTCCAATACCAGAACTTCTTCAGCCACTCCTTCAACTTATTGATAACACTCAGCTCCTTTGCTGTATCAAGCGGATTCTCCTTGATAGCATCCTTAGCCATCTGTTCCAGGATGGCAGCTCCGTCCTCACCGGTCAAACGAGCAAAAGCCTCATCGCAAATCTGCTCATCTGTCAGATGATTATAGTTAGGATCCTGCTTCAAATCGGCAAATAGCTGGGTCTGCATGATGAGTTTATCACCATGCTCTATAAGTTCCGGATTCATGTTTTTGGCAGCAGTACGCCAAAGATGCTGGTACTCATGGATAGGAGTATTGGGATTCAGATGCTCCTGATTCAGCACAATCTCCTTGCCATCAGTGTAGCCATAAACCACACCCTTACCCTTCAAATACTGCACTCCAGGCTCAGCAACAGCCTTCAACTGATTATCTAACTCAACATACTTATGGAACAAGTCATCAAGTGTATCTTGATACTTTTGAAAGGATTTATCCCTGTAGTCAGTCCAAACATCATCTGGAATATCGTTCTCAGAAGATAAGACATGCTGATCCATATAGTCCTGCATTAACTGATTTTGATACTCTGAGCGCTCTTTCTTCTTGGCATTATAGGAATCCTCGGTTTCTTTAATCTGCTTCTCTAACTCGATTCTCTTATTGAGCAGAGATTCTGCCTTATAAGGGTCAAACTCGCTAGGGACATCACCCTTTACGTCCTTGATCTGTTCCTCAAATGGCTTATTCAGATTAAATGCCTTGTAGTTTCCTATCTTCCAGGCATTGGTATAGTACTTGCGCCACTTCTCAGCTAAGGCCTTCTTTTCAAAGTACTGAGGAGGTTGGTTCGGATTATCCATATTGACGATGGCATACTGCTTAAATTTGTCCGGTCTGTTCTTTGCAGCCCAGTCATAAGCAGCCTTGGCCGCCTCCTTCTGCTCAGGAGTCTTGATATAGAAGCGAAGACGAGGATCATTCAAAAGCATTTCTACAGCCATGTTATCCTGCGCCTCAGCCACCTTCTCCATATCCTCATTGCTAACTACCTTCACAGGGATGCCAGCCTTCTTAAGCATAGTAGATACAGCATCATAAGCCACCTTCTGCGCCTCAGTCAGATTCTCCGGCTTCACCTCCTTCACATCGCGGTGAAAAGGAAGATCATCCATACTCATCGGTGCATCAAAAGGAAGAGTATCATTAGCCTTCTTTGCCTGTTCATGCTGAATCATGGCATAGTCACGGAATGGTTTAGTCTTGCGGTCAGAAGACTCCAGCCACTTATCAAAGGTAGCCTTAGGCACAGAAGTAACCTTACCAAGTCCCTTCCAGCCTTTAGAGTAGTTACTGAGATAAGCCTTAGTAGCAGCCGCCTCATCAGGATAGCCATACATCACCTTATGCTCGTCAAACTCACCAGTCTCTGGGTTCACCTGGTCAACAACATAAACGTTACCATCAAAAGTATCAAGGTCTGCAGCATCATTGATGAACATATCAATATGATCACCATCCACGCCTATCTTACCAAGAATATAGCCATAAGTATCGTGCATGGTCACGCTCCAAGGCTTACCCTGCTCGTCCTTACCGCTGCGAGTCACGCCCTTTGGAGTCTCAACCGTGAAGTCATAGCCACCAAACGATAAATGTCCCTTCTTATAGTTTCCAGCCTTCTTTTGCGCCTCTGTAGGCTCAGTTTCCGTTTCAGCGATAGCATTTTGCAATTTTTCTGAAAATTTCGTGCCTTTTTCTTGCAAGTTATCAGAATTATTTGTATCTTTGCCACCAGAAGAATTGAGATCATTGCCTTGGTGTGAAGCGCTGCCAGACTGCTCGCTGCTTAATGAGCTTTTACTGGTGGTAACACTTGCGGTTGCAGCGTCCGTAGAAGAGGTTTTTTCATTCGCGCCCCTCTCCCATAGCAATGGTCTTTTTTCCAATCCCTTTACTGATTCATAGCCAGAGGTCTTTAGACCGTAAAACTTACCATTATCATTATTTATCAATATGGTAACGGCACGTTTACCAGTACGTCTACGCCCATCTTCTATAGAGAACACCAATGCGCCATCATACCCAAGACGCACATGATCAAAATTATTCATCACATCACGAACAAAGTCAATAGCCTCATCTGGGGATGAAAACTTCAACTCCGTATTGTGTCTGTCCATCATGTGCTTAATCATCTTTGGCGTGAGCCTAAATGGTGCTGCAGTATAGCCTATCTGCTCAAACACCTCTTGTGGTACATTAGCCAAATCAATATTACCTTCTGCATCTTGGTAGAATTGTTCACCATTACCAGCGGTTTCGGAACTCAAAGAGTATTTTGCTGATACATCGCCAACTTGCTCTTGCATCTGCTGTCCCTTCTCTTCCTCATAAGCAGCACGCTGTTCCTCTTCTGCAAGATCCATAGAACGCATTTCTTCTTCGGCATGCGCTATTTTCTCTTTCAAAATATAATTTTTCAAGTCGGAATACTTTTCTGCGCCTCTCAAAAGAGCAAGCAAAGAGTTTCTGATTTCCTGCGTGTTCACACCCTGATTACGAAGATTATCAGGGAGGTTATCATAAAGACCATTAACATACTTATCAAAAGTCTGTCCCTTACCTTCTGCCGCCAACACTTGAATCTTTTCGAGGTCTTTTCGAGTACCACCAAATTCCTGTTGTAAACCATTAAGGAATGTACCATTTACCTCACGACCTTCATAGTTTAAAGCATGACGTCCGATACTGCTGGCTACATATTCGTCAACAGTATACGGATGATCATCCATGAAATCTACAGAAGTATCAGAGTAGAGTTTTGCCAGTCCGGAAATATTTCTATCATTAAGATACTGTTCTGCTTTCACTCTTCTCTGCTCGGCTGGACTCATGTCATTCAAGGCCTCTTCTCTGGCTTTCTGATTCTCTAGTTTATAGAGCTTCTTCAAGCTATCGTTCTGTGCTATCAAATCTTTGGCAGAAGCGGATAGATTAGCCATTCTTGCCTCCAAGTCAGACTTGGTAGTATTGAAGTCACGAATCTCCTCATCGGTAAGGTCTGATTCTCCGAGAAGATACTGATTAAGTCGGTCATCAATATCTTCTAACTGGCGATGAAGTTCTTCTTGTGTCTTGGAGATTTCCTTGCGCTGAGAGAGAATATAGTCGCTAGCCTCATCCATAGTAGGATATTGCTTCTTAAGTTCCTCGTCTGTAAGCACAGGCACTTCACGCTCATCAGTAACGGTAAGAGCCTCTTTGTCGATACCGACTTTCTTAATGTTGGCAGTACGCTCATCCTTTAACTCACGCTTCTCCTCCTCTGTCATAATGAGGGAACGAATCTTGTTCCAGTTGTCGTAACGAGTGGTCAAGTCCTCCAACTGCTCCTTGGCAAGTTTCAGCTTGTCTTCTCTTGACTGTGCTTGCTCTGGCTCCAAGTCGGCATTGGTATCAAGCCAATCCTCTGCTTCCACGATACGCTTGCGAATGTTGTCAATCTGCTCCTTGATGTCGGAACGACTGCCATTCACCAATTTGATAAGCTGGTCATGGTTATCGGCATATTGCTCCTGCAGATACTCTGCAGCCACCTTAGGGTCGGTTTCCTTGGAAGAATAGTCTGGCTTCTGCTCACTCAGCCCCACGATGCCATTGGCATAACGCTGTTTTTTATCAGCCTCAGCCTTGGCTGCATCATCATTGGCACGCTGTGCGTCCTCAGCATCCAGCTCAGCACCAATAGAGACATTGAGGGCATTCTGTCGCCAAGCATTGAACTTGTCCTTGGTAACAGACTCCAACTTTTTGGGGTCTATTTGTGCATTAACATCTATATCCGTATCTGTCAATATAACATGACCATCGTCAGTATACCCCACAATTTTAACATCAGAAGGCTCATCACCCTCTTCCATAGAAACTGATACAATATCCCCGCGTTTAAGCCCGCTGCCATCAAACTGGCTGATAAACTGCTTATTTCTTGCATCCTTCTGCTGAGCCACCGCATTTTCGATGTATTCATCAAGAGAAACAGGAGTGCCCTTCTCTATAATACTTGCTTTAGATACTTGCTTAATCGTAGGTAGTCCCTGCTCATCAGGAACGACAACAAAGGCTCCACCATATTCGTTAGCCTTCTTCAGGAACACCTGTTTTCCACTATCCAAAGTAGCAGGAACTATGTTTCCGTCTTCCGTCTGGTATGGCCAGAGCTGCTGCTTCAACGCTTCACCATAGCCATCATCGGCATGCTGCAGTGCATCAATAGTACCCTTCTTGGCATCCATAGCCTCTACATACTTACTGATAGCATCTTTCTGTGCCGGTGTCAGACTACCGGCACGCTGAGCAACAAACAGATCCATATCTTTACCTTCGCTATAGGCATTGGCTACAATATCAGGCATCTTCTCGTTATCAGCAAACGCTCGCTTCAAACGTCCTGTTGCCAAATCGCTATTATAGTCAATAGCCTGCAAAGCCTCAGAATCCCCATTCTTATAGGCATTCTGTCCCATAACAAAAGCATCAGAGCTTGCAACCTTAGGCTCATTTCCTGCACCCTCAGCAGCAGAGTTTGCAGGGTTTGCAGCAACTTCTGCATCACTCGGAGTTGGTACGGAGTTGGTACGGTCTTGATATGGAGCAGGTTCCTCTGAAACAGGAGGCTCCTGACTACCAGCAGAACTCTCAGAAGAACCCTCAACAGGCGATAAAAGGTTTTCGCCTTCAATTCTCTTCTGCTCATTGCCATGGGAAGTATTATAGAGATCATCCATCGTCTGCTTCATTTCACGTTTCAGTTCGATAGAATTGTAAAGCTCCTTAAGATAAGACTCAACCAATGGCGCATATTTCTTATCTTTCGACTCCAAAGCCTTACGAAGTGTACCGCGCGCCACGCCATGGGAATCCTCAAACGTGTTGACAAACTCCCTCATCACAGAACTATTCTCCAGAGCACTGTCATAATAATGACGATAGGCATTAACCTGCTTCTGCTCCTCATCAGTAAGGATAATACCCTTCTGCTGCTTATCCATGATCTCCTTGATGGCACCAGCATTCTGATGAAGGTAAACCGCTGCCTTATCCTCATCCGTCAATTTCTCACCCATATTGTATTTCTGCGCTGCCTTGTTGTATAAGCCATCAAGATGCTCCTGCGTAAACTCATTGTGGAACTCACCTTCCAGCACAGAAGCCAAGCCAAGAGTCTTCTCATACTCCAGTTTCTTATCTGCCTTCTGAGCCTCATCAAGAGAAGCAAACTCCTTTCTCTCAACAATACCGCCATCCTTATTTAAGGTTTCGAGATAAACCTTGCCATCATTATCCATCGGTTGCACGATGATGGAATCTACAATAGGCGAGAAAGAAGAAGGGCGTTTGCCTTCTACAACTGCCATCATCTTAGCCTTCAACACCTCCGGCACGCTCTTGTCGTTCATCAGGTTCATATACTTCTGGGTTAACTGCCCATCAAGTCGCTGAGCATTTTCACCAACCACAGCATACTCCCCGATGCCCATCTTCTCAAAAGCATCACGAAGACCATCATAGCCGAATCTCTTCAACTCGGCAATATCCTGATCAGAGAAGTCAAACTTCTTGTTAAACTCCCTTGCGTCCTTGAATCGAGCATACTTGCCCACCATGCCCGGCAAGCCGATTGCAGTAAGGTTCGCCATGCTCTCTAAGAAACTCTCGGCAGCATCCTTACCGGTAGGCTTGAAGTTCGGATCCTGCGCCATACGCTCCAGCATCTGATGACCGGTCATAATACCGGAATCCACAACCTTACCACCAATATCAGCCAGAATATTGGTAGCTAAGCCTCTGCCCTTACCTACCATGTTAGCGATGGTTCCACCCTGCATGATAGCACCTACGGCACTCTGTTTAGCCACCTCGCCCAAAGTATTAGCGATAACCTTACCCACAGAAGGATTGTAAATCTTGCCATTCTCATCGAACTGACCTGTACGATAAATCTCATCAATAGGCTTCGAGATAGCAGACTGACCACCAAAGGTAACAGCACCATGCGCGGCTCCACTCTTCAAAGCCGCGGCCTTACTCTTGCCGATAAGCACCTTGGCAGCTCGCTCTGCTATCTTGCGCTCCATACCTTTAGCCATCAAGTCACCAGCCAGTTTGCCCTCAGCCTTAGCCACCATGCTCTTGGTCAACTTGCCACCAGCGGCTCCAGACAGCCAATAACTCCAAGCATCACCTGCGAAGGTAAGCGCACCACTAGCCACGTTCTCCCAGAAGCCAGGCTGATACTGCTGATTGGCAATATCCTCCAGCCAGTTCTGGTAGTCCGTCTGAACAGCCTTGCGAGTAATCTTACCCACAATAGTGTTACCCAAACCAGTCTTCATGATGTACTCAGCACTACCCTTAGGCATCATACCCTTAATCTCTAGCTGGTCGAGTTCATTCTTAAGAACAGAATTGATCATAGGCTTGAACTGCTTAGGATCACCACTAAGACCGCTATTCATACCATAACCCTGCATCACTTTGAAGGCAGCCATGGCAACATCTGTCAAGAAACGAGGATTCTGATAGAGTTTATCGAATTTCTTCTGCAAACCAGAAAGCACCTTTGCAGGATCCTTGGTCTCGTTTGCCTCATACTGAGCACCAAGTGCTGTACCCAAACGAAGATTAGCCGGAATATACTGACTTCCTTCCATACCTTCGTTGAATGCCTTACTACCTGCCTCCTGAGCCTTATTATACTCTTCCACTACAGATGGATTCACATACTTGCCGATTACATCAACAAGGGCTGCATTGATGTCCTGGTTCATCAACTGGTTCTGAATAACCTCATCATTTGAATAGAGACGAGTGGCGAGGTCTTCCGCTGTCTTGCGGTAGTTCTCTCCATACTTCTTCACAAGACTTTCTACCATAGCTGGCTTCACCATACCATTGATAAACTGGTCATAGCCATTCGTCTGGGTGATATATTGTCCGTTCTCGTCCACGGCAACATTGTTCATGATGCCATACTGCGAAGCCAGCTTCTTCAAGTTGTCCTGCACAGCATGAGAATGCCATCCATTCATTACTGCTTCGTCCACGCCTTCTACGGTATCACCCAACTTAGATACAAACTCATCGGTAGTTCGCTGAGCGAGGCGACTTGCTGCACGGTTCATAGCTCCCATAGCCATATTTTGTGCCTCCTCTTGATTCTTAGCCTGTCCGCTAGCCATCAAGTCATACATAGTTTCAGACAACGCATCGCCCTTGCCCACATATTTATTATAGATAGCATCAACCTGCTGAACTGGAGCTGCGCCTGTAATAGCATCCGCATCCTTGGCTGTAGGCTTAGTCTGCTCGGTAGCTGGCACATTATCTTGATTAAGATGCTGTACCTGCTGATTATTATCATGTGGCTGCTGCATATTATCACCAAGAAGCATATTGGCAATCATGCCACCCACTTTCTGCTCTTTACCGACATTTCCGGCATCAACATTAGAAAACATACCGAGTGCTTGGGAAATGATACCAGGCTTCTTTAACTCACCTCGCTGATACTCATCATTCAGTTGAGCCAAGTCCTTGAAGTTGCCAGGCTTATTGTCAGGTGAATTGAACGCATCAAGTACCTCCTGAGGATATTGCGTCTGCTTTTTCTCTTTAGCAGAAACACTCTGCCCACTACTCTGAGGAGTTGAAGGCTTTTGAACAACAGGTGCCTTAGCTGAAAGATATGTCTCTAAAGATTTTTGGTCTTTAAAATTATCATATCCTGCTTCACTTAATGCATTATAAAGTGTAGCTACATTTTTGCTGTCAGAAACATAGTCTCTAAACTCCTGCTCTGTACCAACATCATCATAACCATCATCAATTAACGCTTGATGTAATTTCTTTATATTATCGTCCATATTATAATTTTAAATGTTTACCTTTATTTGTTTTGCCATTATTTGATTTGCGACCAATGCCAATACCGAGGCTCTTAGGTGCAATACCTTGTTCTTCAACATCATCAACAAACATTCTTTGAAGACCTGCATCCCACTGCTTGCCAGTATCTCCATTTTTACCAATGCCATACTTTTCTTCATAAATAGAAGCAAGATTATTGCCTCCCTTCTTTTTCATGTGATTATAGTATTTGATGAACCTTTTACCATATTCTGCTTGAGAATATTTTGGCGTTGTTCTAATCGTCTTATTAGTTGCAGCATTGTTTCTTGCTGTTGTCGAATTATTCACGGCAACATGAGAACGACTATCTGCAGCCCTTGCAGCTGCAGCATCAGCCTGATTGTCCAGCAACTTACCCTTCTTGCCTCTCAAATCATCCTCAGTCTTCTTCTTTGATTCATTCAAGTCTGCACCTGTAGAATGCTGTCTTGCTGATTGAGTCACTTCTTCAACCTTTACAGGAGTGAGGGCATCCGTTTGGTTCTTCTGTGATGCACGATATTCAGCTAGTTTCTCATTTGCCTTTGCAGCAGCCTCTGCCTGCATCTGTGCCTGCTTGTCTTGACGGTCCTTCCAGATATTCACCAGCATCTGGTCATAGCCCTTAGCTCTCAAAGCATCTGTAGCCTCCCTGATCTTGCGCTGGCGGTCGGTAAGCTCTTGTGCAGATTCAATCTTCTGCGATGGCGCACCTTGTGTAGTACCGATGAAATTGCCAAGATGCATCAGGAAATTGCTCCATTGCTCCATCTTAGCCTGCCTCTCCGCTTTCTTCTTCAAAGCTTCATTGGCAGCTACGGTTTTATCTCCATCACCCAGAGTATTGAGCCATGGCATGAAGACAGACCAGTTTCCATCACCATTCTTCTGGTAATCCCTCATAATGTCATAAGGCTTCATCTGCTGCAAGATAGGATTCTGTTCTATCTCGGCATAAGGTCTGCTCCAGTCTATCTTGATACCCTGGTTAGGCTCCACCTTGGTAACTTCCTCGGTTGGCTGCTGGGCAAAAGATTCATGACCACCATTTCCGGTAATACCAGTAGTATCAATAGCTGTATTCTGAACTGGCTCAGTAGCTGTGTTCTGAACTGGTATTTCATCCGGCTTATCCACATTATCAGAAGGGAAATCTGTAATAGGAGTTGCTGCTGTTGCCGGGCGTTTAGGAGTTAAATCATCTAATGTAAATCCCATAATTACCTCCTTCCTTAAATTGGCAATTTACTTGCAGCTCCAGCCAAGCCACCAGCAGCATCCGTGATACCCTGAGCAGTCGAAAGAGCCTTTTCCTTCTTGGCTGCAGCAATGTAGTTAGTCATCGTGTCTATCTGCGAATCAGCAGTATTCCACACATTTTCTTTGGTCTGAGCACCTTGCACGGCCGCCTGCTGCATGATATTACCCACCTGCTCCTGGGCAGCCTGTTTACTGAGCGCAACCGCTTCATCAGAACCGCCACTAACAATATTAGTATTCTTTGCGGTCTCTGTTGCATTATCCAATACCTTCTGGGCATTGGTTACGGCTACTTGATTTTCCGCAGATTGAGTAGGGTCCTGATAATACAAGTTGTCACGATGATCCTTCACCTGCTGCATGCGGTTTTGATACATCTTGATAAAATCATTATATCCTTGGTTCCTAGCTCTGGCCGCTAAGGAACCGCCTACAGCAGTGATTGCACCACCTAAAAGTCCGCCAGCAGAGCCTTTAAGCCCTTTGGCAATTTTTCCAATAATTCCCATAAAATTCGAATTTTAATGTTTAAACTGTCCAAAAGTAATGCGTTTTTTGCAAAGGTTATTGATAAATTGCGCAACTCAAACACCCATATATGATATTTTTATGTATATTTGCACCCGAAAACTATCAGTAAACATTAAAAATCAATAGAATATGGCAGTAAAACAAGACAATAATAATGAGCCGAAGCCAAAGAGGAAGAAGACTGGCGGACGTAAGGCTGGCACACCTAATAAGGTTACCAAAAGTGTGCGTGAAAGCCTCCGTGATGCTCTTACTGGCTACATCAATGGCATCAATGAGAAGAAGTATTCCCTCTTCACTGATCTCATGCAGATTGAAGAGCCTGCCGGACGTCTGGCGATGGTGGCAAAGTTCCTTCCATACGTGGCTCCCAAACTCCAATCTGTATCTTTCAATAATGATGAAAGCAGAAACGTATCTGTGGAGGAATCTTTCATGCAGTTGGAAGAGAAATTTGAGAAACAAGAAACCACTATCAACATCAAAAATCTCAAAATTGTTAATAATGGCTAATTATAAAAAATGGGTAGCCCTCTCTAAATTTTCTTCAACTTTAGAGAAGACTACCCTTGACTTGGTTATCGAGCAAAAACGCTCTATTTTAACTTATATTGGGTCATTTTTAATCTGTATTAACACAAAATAGTTATTTTATGTCCCTTACTCGCTCAAAGTACTTCGTCTGGTCCTTGGTGATATTCTTCACCTTGATCTGTATCGTGCAGTTCTTAGGCACAGTATCATTTATGCTGGCCATGAGCTGTTCTATTATCTCATCTGTGTTCTTGTAGCCCTTGCCATCCACATGAGCCACAACCTCACCCATGAAGTAGGCATCAGCACAGAGTTCAAAAATTTCCTCTACGTTTTCGAATTCAGGCACATGATACTCCTGCATTCGCCTGCTTGGATCATTGGTAAAGAAGACCTTCTCCACCACCTTCTCATTTAGTTCCCAAGCCCTAGAGAAATCTGGCTTCACATATCCGCTTGTTATCCTATGAGCTGTTGCATGATTCATAGCAAAGCCAATCTCTGCATAGTTGGCACCAATATCATTCTGGGCTACTGTGGCCCAAGTGTGCCGGAATGTATAAGGAGTATAAAAATTATCATCAGGCATACCCAAATAGTTCTTACAGATGGCTTTAATGAAATGTACCAAATTCGTATCCATAGAACGATTAGTGGAATACATTTTATGAAAAATAAATAGATAAGGGTCACTATCCTCAGAAAAATATTTCTCCAAGGTTGGTAAAAGCATATCCGGCACTCTCATTTCTATATACGCTTTATCATAACGACGCGTACTTGTTTTCTTTCTCTCATAGTGCAAGATTCCATCATAATAGTCCACCTTTTTCATTTTCATGAGGTCAGCTACATTGATGCCAGCCAAGCACAATATCATCTTGCAAACATCCAGAGCCAACTGCTGCCGTGGATATTCAGGAGTAACGGCAAAAAACTTTCTACACTCCTCCAGTGTGATGGCACGCTTGTGTGGACCTGCTTTTTTCTCTATCTTTATCTTATTCCAAGGATTGAATTTTATTGGCATAAGACCTGCCTCCTCATCATTAAATTTCTTGATACCTTCCAAATAAATACGCTTAACCAAAGAAGGATAATAATTTCTGCTACTAGGCTTATTCTCCATGGTTTTCATCCATGCTGTCAGAAAACGTACAGTTAAGTGCGAAAACATTACCTTATCAGTACCAGCAAAGTTTTCCAAATGTTTCAAAGCACTTTCATAAATTTGGCGTGATGAAGGCTGCAAAGAAAGTGATTGAAAATAAGAACGAGCAAATTCAGAAAAACAAATATCCTGTGCAGAAGTCAAAAGGTAATCTCTAACCTTATAAACAGACCAGTCAGTTATATCAAGTCTGTTCAATTTGTCAACCCAGCCATTTATTTGGCTCATACAGGCTGCGAGCACGAATGAGTCCTTCACCTCTTTCGTGCCCTTAACCAATCCTTTGTCTGTTACAAACTTATCGGTCTTAACTACCAACTTTTGACGGTTATGCAGTATTCTAATGTAAACTGGATAATAACCATCAGAACGTTTCTTTGAAACTACCACTTTAAATGTTGCCATATTACCATATTTTTTTTGCAACTGTTTTGCAACATTACATTGCACATGTCCTATTTAACGTGTCAAACGTAAAATTTTAGCACAAAGATAAGTGCTTATACATCAATGCATTAGATATATGTAGCTGATATTCAGATATTTATCAAAAACCATGATATAAAATCACAGTTTTAATCATATTATCCTTTATTTACTAATACCCTATAATGTATTGCGCAACTATCTTGCAACACGTTGCGATTTATTATTTACTAAATTATTTTTCTATTTTCCACACCAGCCACATAATGTTTTGACTTTAGCTTCAGCAGATACGAAATGTTCAAACAACATTTTCCTATATTAAAAAATTATTCTTTCATTATTCACATCATTAATATACATTTCAGGTATCATTAAAACAATAGCAATGCGCTCTTCTAAATCCTTTCTCTACGGCTTCTGCAATGGTCTTAGCATACCCTTCACCTTCATTTTCTATCTTAACATTATCGTATTGCTGATCAAACGGCAAATGATATATCTTTTCTCCAGTAGCCTCATTTATATTTAACTTTATCGGTGCATAATCTCCCATTGGAAAATCTTCCCGAATTATTACACCTAAGTATTCTGCACATTTCTTTGCATATTCAGAAAGCTTTATTGTTGTTATAAATACTGGCACGACTTTAGAACGATTCAGATTATTCCTAATTGCATAATCTACGGCAGAACCATATAGCTGAAATATATGCTTCTCGAAAATCGTTTTATCTTTTGCCCACATTTTGCATTGACAAATATATACCTTACCGGTTTTTTTGTTTATTGCAATAACATCACGCCCACGATCCTCTAATTTCTTATTCGCTCCTTCTTGAATTACCCGAAATAAAGGAGTACCAAGATTATTTTTTTCCTTATAAAAAAGATAAGCAATAAAAGTTTCATAATCACGCCCAATTTCCCACTTAGTTTTATTGTGAGATTGCATATAACAGTCCAAGAAAAACTGCGCTCTTTCATCTTCGTCTATTGCAGTACATTCTGTTTTCCATTTTATATCCACTTCGCTAGCCTGAACAGCCTGCGTAGATTCATCAAAAATATCATCTGCAAAGAAATCAGAAATCTCAGGGTATAAAGACTCTATTGTCTCATATTTGTATTGAAACATTTTATATTTTTCCAATTCTTCTTTAAAACATCTCTTCATATGCTTAACGTTTGCTGCAGCTGTTAAAGCAGGTCTTGGCTTAAAAATTAGATAGTTCATTAAAGTGTCACAAAACAAAGAAGAGGCAATGTCTGCATATAATGTAGAAACAACCCTAAGAGGATTTGATGCAGACAGTATATCTTTTATTATCTTTTCTCTTTCGTCATTTTTTGATTCTCTGCTCATTAATTCTTCCTCTCGCTTATTTAACAAAAGCTCTTTAGCCTTTAAGTCACCTAAGTTTTTTCGAGCGCATTCTATACTTGTGCGCTCCACTATAAAATGGTCACAAAAGCCAATCCATTTTTTCTTTAACAAAATAGAAAGGACAATAGTAGAAATAGAAAGAATAAAAATTACAGGATATGTCTTATAATAAACACTTGTTACTTGCATATTGCCTATAACAAAAAGCACTATTCCACCTAGGATGAAGACAAGAGCCACCATCCCAAATATTTTTGAACCAGCCTCAATCAAAGTGCTCTCTTTCATATCGCATTTTAATTATCCTACATGTACATGACTTCTTGCAGAAAGACCCTGGATCTCCCTCAGCACCTTATTTTCAGCTCTTAGAGCAATCAACTCTTCATACATAGCTGAATTATTAGCAGGCATAGCCTCAGCAGTAGAGGATGTACCATTGATAAGTTCTGTTGGTTTCACATCTAAAGCCTCAGCTATTTTCTCCACCATACCCAGGGACAAATCATTTCCTTCCATAATTGCCTCTACCTCTGAACGAGACATATTAAGCATAGAAGCAAGTTTAATTTCCCCTATGCCTTTTTCTTTTAAAATAGCTTTTACCTTTGATATATTCAGCAATGATGTTTTGTTTTCTTCTACAGATGAAGAAAACAACTTAAAGAAATCATAATTAAGAGCATTGCATATCTCAACCAACTTATCAGAATCGATTGAAGATTTGGATAGAACACGATTGACATTTTGATTAGGGATGCCGATTCTACGCCCAAACTCAGACTTAGTAATACCTAACTCATTGATTCTTTGCTCAATAGCTAGACCAACATTAATAGTTTTGTTCATAATATCAATCACTTTAAATTGTTAATATCAATCAATATAGCTTATTACTTCTTAAACAAACAATCATTTCTGATTATTTTCAAGCTAAAATGATTATCTTTGCACCGTAAAGTTAGTAAATAAATAAATAAGTACCAAATAAATTTTAAGAAAAATGAAGATACAACAGAAAAAACTTGAAATTGCCATATATCTCAAAGAGATTTGGCATGATCCAATTAAAGAGACTCCAAAGAAGGATGGTGCTCTTTGTATCGTTAGCGTTGGTGTTGACGAAGAAGGAAAAGATACATACGACTTATTCCCTTGGGATGAGAAGATGAAGGCATTCGACACAGGTGTAGGACACTACATTGATGAAGACCTCAAAGATAAGCACGCTTGGATTTGTCCAGAGGGATGCACAAAATGGTGCTATCTAGAAGACGTATTACCTGAGCCAAAGAAAACAGGTGAATGCACAGAGGCAGACCCAGAAAAACTAGAGAAGCGTTTCTGGCTACGCTCGAAGCTATATAATGAGTATGGCGCATCGTATAAGGAAGAAATGGAAGAAGCCTTCCTGTGGATATACAATGCACCATTAAAGGATTGGGAAAACATGCTTGAAGCCCTAAGACTTTCTTATGAATACGGAATGCATGAAACCAAGGGACTTCAACTTAGAAAAGCAAAAGAGCTATTCGCTTTTCTCTGCTAGCACTGTTACCGAAACACAGGAGCTTCCATTTATAGGACCAACGGATGAAGCAACTTGCTTGATTGTCCATCCATCTGCGTTTAGCTGAGAAATCTCCTTGCTGAAATCAAATCGCATGGCATCGCCATTTTGATTAGCCTTGTGGCTAAAAGTAATTACATTTTGTACCATATCTATAAAATTTAAAATTAGTCGGTGCAAAGATAAGCAAAAATATTCAATCGGGCAACGATGGGTGAGGAAAATTTAAAATTAGTCGCTTTCCATTGTGTACCATAACCCATCGCCCCGATTGCTTTAAAGCAAAGCGTATGAAAAAGAATAAAGCTCTATTCCTCGATATTATGCTCAATAACAGATTTGTATGCACACTGAAATACATGTATTGTCCATTGTTCGTGAATAGATACGAGGCGTTAATAAAGTTTGTTCTCGATAAGAGACCGTCTTTGAAAGGCAAACCATTCAGAATAATGTTTTGAAACAACAAACGAAACAAGGCGTATGAAAAAGATAATGTTCAATGACCAGTACGGTCTCACCGAAGCTGTTCTAGATGGTCGTAAGACTCAAACCAGAAGAATCGCTTATGAAAAGCCTTTCAAGCATATCCGTAGCTGCGGTTTCTGTACGGAAGGTAAAGATAAAGGCAGACTCACCATCAATGATGGAAATGAGATTGTGGCAAAGTCCACTTATAAAATAGGTGAAATCGTAGCAGTAGCCCAAAGATACAGCGATATTCCATTTGCCAAGGATATATTCATAAGGGAAGTTCCCATAGGATGGTCAAACAAGATGTTTGTGAAGTCTGATTTGATGCCTCATCAAATCAAGATTACCAACATTCGGTGTGAAAGACTACATTACATCAGTACCGATGACTGCATGAAGGAAGGAATCGACTGTTGTCACATGCCCTGGTTTCATGATGTCTATTCATACGATGCCACTAACGATAGCAAACGTAAGAAATGGTGGTACAGAACTCCTATTGAAGCATACAAGATGCTTAGCTGCAAGCTCCACCTCCACTGGGACAGCAATCCTCTCGTTTTCGTTTACGATTTCAAACTAGTAAAATAATAATTAAAATCAAGCAATATGTCAGAAGAAAAAGTACCACTCAGACCTCAGATCAGAGAGCTGGAGCTGGGTAAATCAATCTCATTTCCTATCCAGAGAATGAGAACGATCAAAACAACCTGCTCGGAATTAGGTGTAATTTACTGTCGTAAGTTCAGAACCAAAATCAACCGGGAGAAAGAGATCATCACAGTTACAAGAACCAAATAAAAACAATAGTCATGAACGAAGTAGTACAAATCCAGTTTGCAGATAAGATGCTATCCTTTGATACATTCCTGTCAGCCATACGCAACGTTGTGAAAGAAGAAGTCTGCAAGGCTGTGGGTAAACGTCCGTTCCTCACACAAGCCAAGGCATACGACATCTACGGAAGAAAAAACGTAGAGCGATGGAAACGTGAAGGAAAGGTTAAGGATTTCGCAAGAGGCAGTAATGGCAAGATTACTCGCCACGAATACAAAGTATCAGAGCTGGAAGCCTGTGCCTGCCAAGTTCAAGACTATCTGTGTCCCAAATAAGATTTTACTTTTAGGATAGATATAAGGCTGATATTGATTAGTACAAATTATGCGAAACTATGGTAGGTAACAGTTGCTTTGCCCATTGGGGGCGATGTTCAAGTTATAACGTTTAAATTACTTAGTTCTGGGTGTTTATCCAAAAAAGACTGCGAAGAAGGACTAAGCAGCCGGGCACGGGGTTCGAATCCCTTTACCTACCGCTAATATAAACAATATAAAAAGATAAAGTTATGAAAACAATTAAGATCTTCTTCTGCATTGCCATCTGGCTAGTCCTTGGATGGCTCTGCCTCAGTAAACTCTCTCAGGGCATTCATGATGAAAACCTCATTTCACAGATGCCTCAGAGCACCTATGATGAGATAGTAGATACTCTTACTACTAGAAATGGCTTCCAGCCTACCGAGCATCAGATAGTAACTTACTATTATGAGCGATTCCAGAAGTAAGAGCTATGCAGCTCGCAAGTGCCTCCTCTGCCCTGATGGGCGTAACTGCATCAATGGCAAGTATTGCCTTAAGCACAAAAGATACGTGGAGCATCAGGAGAAACTTCCATGTGAATGAAAAATAGATTAGCTAACCATCCTGCAAAGGATATAAAAGAAGAAAATATGAGAATATACTATTACAATTTAGACAAAGATGACTTTAATAAAAAATATAGTCGCTTTAAGAAGAAAAAGTTGTTTACGATTTGGTTTAATCATATCTTAGAGATGATTCAGTTGGAAAATTCAGATAGAGGTCTTTTGTTGTGGGTTAATACTCCAAAGACCATTAGGGTATTCGGATATTGGAAACGAGGTGCCTGTGGTGGAAGTAAGAAATTCTATCAGACTTGGGCTAACGACCATTGTGGCTGTTCATAGAGTAACTAAAAAAAGAAGAGAATATGAAAGAATTTAAATTATTTGCAACGTTAATTCAAGTTGCGTTTATAGTTATGAAGTTATGTGGTGCTATTCACTGGTCATGGCTACTGGTTTTTTCACCAATTTTGCTATATCTTTGTAGATTCATTTTAGCGTCTTTTCGCGTAGAAAACGAGATCAAACAGAGTCAAGAGAGTTTTCTTGACAGAATGGACAATTTAAAGAGGTTGCAGCAAGAATATCAAGATGCAGTAAAAAACACAAAGAGTTGGAGGGCAATATGGAACAAAATAACAAACAAGAGCTTCCATGCTTCAAACTTGGCAACCTCTACGTCTTCAAAGAAGAAGACGAGGATGGAGAATTGACCATCATCGGCCAACTCATCGCCAAGAACGAGAGTCAAGACACATTGACATTTGGCAATCAGTATGAGATTGAGAACTTTGTTACCAATCAGGCATTTGACCTTCGCATCAGCATACACAAGGAACTGCGAGAAGCGACAGAGGATGAAGCCAGTTTGTTCCAAGAGGCTTACACTCTCTGGAAAAAGAGCAAGGAGCAGCCATCGTTCAAGCCTTTCGACAAGGTGCTGGTACGTAACAGAGGTGTACACAAATGGAGACCAGCTATCTTCGTACAAACACGTATAGGTGAATCCCCATACAAGTACAACGCTTTGCTATTGTCTACCGGGCAGGTAGGTGACTTTGTCCAATGCATCAAATACGATGGTAATGAGAAAATGGCATTCACCGCTGACCCATTTTAGGTAAACAGAAATGTGGTTTTTATATAATTTCAATCATTATGGAATCAGAAAAAGCAAAGTCAGACCGCTTAGCCAGGCAGCGAGAATACTATCTTAAGCATCGTGATAAAATGCTCGCCTATTCTCGCAAATACATCCAGGATCATCCCGAAAAGAAAAAGCTATATCGGGAAAATGCAGCCAAGAAACGAGCCAACGGCACTGGATATTATCAGAGATACTATCAGCGCAACAAAGAAAAATTGCTGGAAAAATCTAAGCGATGGCTTCAGAATCACCCCGAAAAGGTGAAGGAGTACCAGCGCAGATACTATCAGAAGAAAAGAGCAGCAGCAAAGGAAGAGAAGAAGATAATGCTGAATCCAGATATAGATAAGGCAAAATCCCTCTTCCGTGATCCTTCTAAGACTGTTCACCTACAGTGGCTCCTGGAACACAGAAACGCATAATAAATAATAGATATGGAAAAGGAATTTTGGAAAAACATTCCACGTTACGCCAACCAATATCAGGCATCCACCTTCGGCAGAATCCGAAGGCATCCAAGGATGGTGGACAACAATGGCACACTATGTCTAAAAAAGGGTGCTATCGTTACCCAGAACATAAATGCTCGCGGTTTGTTCCGTGTTCGTCTTTTCTATGGGGGAAAGATGCACGAAGAATTGGTTCATAGGCTGGTGGCTGAGACCTTTATCCCCAACAAGGCGAATCAACCATTCGTTAAGCATAAGGATGGAAAGCTCACCAACAATCATTTCTCCAACCTCTCTTGGTGCTCCCGACTTAGTGTATATTCCGCCAGTCGCAAGAAGTCTAAGACACTGAATAGCAAGGCTATAGTTATGAATAATGGAACAACCACACGTTGCTATTTATCCATCAAAAATGCCGAAAGACGTACGGGTATATCGGCATCCAACATCTGCCAAGTGTTACGAGGTAAGCGTAAGACCGCAGGAGGTTGCTCCTGGTCCTACAAACAATGAGTTACAATATAATAATGTAAATCCTATATTCCAAATAAAAGAAACAGCAAATGAAAACAGATGGCTACATTCTTACTCCAGAGCTGCTGCAGTGGCGTTACTTTCATCGTCCGGTGGTGGTACAGGTGCTCATCTACGTGCTCCTGTCTGCCACTCACAATGAGGCTTCCGCTGCTACGCTCTCCTTACGTCTGTTGGCTGATCGGCTCCATACCTCGGTCAAGTCTATCCGCTGTGCCATCGATGTTCTCATACAGGAGCGAATCATCACAAAATGCAGCTCCCCTAAAGCCTCAACAATAGTGTATGTTAACAGTTCGCATCCCCTTTCCCACTGCATACTACCCTATCAAAACCCACTGGGGGCACAGAATGGGGCACTATTTAGGGCACAGATAGGGGCACAATCAGGGGCACAGATTTTAACTTCGCAAGTTACTGATACACAAGATTGTGCAGCGTATCTTCAAGATAACAAGGGCACAGATAGGGGCACGATTAAGGGCAAAGATGGGGCACGCTCTAGGGCACACCCTAAACAAGGGGCACACCAAAAGGCACAGTCTAGGGAACAGATTAACAATCCCGAAACCCCTTTAAATAAAGGTGATTCCGAAGATTCAGCCGAAGTTGAGGGCACAGACAAGGGCAAGGGTAAGGGCACAGAAGTAAGAGGAAAGAAACAAATAAAAGAAAACATTCCCCCAGAACCCCCTATAAAAGAAAACAAACAAAGAAAGGAGAAAGCCCACACCCACACACAAAAAAAAGAAAAAGAAAAAAAGTCGCTGGATCCGGAAGTTCAGTTCTCGGAAGTGCTAAGACTCTTCAATCGCCTCTTTCTGGGCACGCAGGTCAAGCCAATCTCAAAGATGACTCCCGACCGCAAGAAGATGGTGGCAAAGTTTATCTCAGACTATTCCTTCGAGGATATAGAACCGATGCTTCGCAAGGCTCTCAACTCCGATCTGCTCTCAGGACGCAAGGATGGTGGATGCTATATCTCCTTCAACTGGCTCTTCAATCCGAAGAACTACGAGGCTCTGATGGAAGGTACCTTCGACAATCCTACAGTTGTAGTCTCAGCCGGGAAGAAGCCTCAGCATTCAAGTTCTCCACCACCTTCTCCTCCACAGCCTCAACGCGAAGAGACCAACGAGGAAATAGAAGCTCGCCTGAGAATGAAAGAAGAGCGCAAGAAGGAATTGGAGAAAGAACAGACCGAAGCCCTACGGCAGAAGTATCTAGGCTGGATAGAAGCCGCCAAGAAGAACCCGAATGGTTCCATGGCAAAGATGGTGAAAGATGCCTACAAGAATGGCACTCTAGCCAAACTGGGCATCGTCTGGAATCCATCGGTGGCAGAAGAAGAACAGTCACTGGTCGACTTGGATGATAAGACACAGAGTTATCTCCAGTCTATCCTCAGGGACTAAGATACAAGTAACAAACAATTTAATTCATACGATTATGGACAGACAAGAATTAATCGACCGCCTAAACGGCAATTATCCTGAATACACCAAGAAATCTGCTACCAAACAGAAGAAGGTGCAACATGAAGGGCAGCTACAGATAGCTTGTGTACGCTGGTTCCGGCTTCAGTACCCAGCTTATGCCTCTCTCCTCTTCCATCCCAAGAATGAGGCTGATGGTGCTACCAGTGGCAAGAAGATAGCCATCAACGCTGCATCAGGAGTTGTGCCGGGCGTTCCAGATCTCATCCTGGCTCTCCCTTCATACAAGAATGGCAAAAATGGAGTTCTCAACAGGGGTACAGAAATATTCTACGGCTTGGGCATTGAATTGAAGTATGGCAAGACAAACAATCAGACAGCCAATCAGAAACGTTTCCAGGGCTACTGGCAGTGTGCTGGCTATAAATACGCTCTCTGTCGTTCTCTGGAAGACTTCATTAAAGTTGTCACAGATTACATGCTTTCAGTTGATTTAGGCATCCTTAAGGAAATAAGTTCTTATCATCAGAGCATCGATGATACAGAGCACAACAAGCAAGTATTAAACAAAATCATTAAAAACAAGAAGTAATATGGAAATCGGATTTATCATCATCATGCTGTGCCTTGTAGTTATAGCCAGCACATTCATCTATCTAGTTTACACTCACCGCAATCGCTCTTGTAATAGCTGCAAGTTTTTCCGGCCTACAGCAAACAGTAAGTACAGCGGAACATGCAACGGCTTCGGCCATCATCGCTTCCACTGGGAATGTTGTGGGGAATGGAAACGTAAAACTACCAAGGAGGATGAAATATGATAGGATATGAAAATGTAGACGAACAGAAACTACTCGGACTGTTCTACAGCAAAGGAACCTTCTCAGCAATGCCTCTTCTCAAAGACAACAAGGTTTTTGCTACTGATGGCCACAAAGTTATCTACGTCAATGCAGAAGTCTGCCAAGGCGAGTATGAGAAGACAAAACGGTTTAACATCGAATTGCCACCTGTAGAGCAAGAACTGAATATTCCTCTGTTAAGCATACAGAAGGCATACGATTCTCTGCCAAAAGTAGAAACTGAGGAATATGATTCAGAAGATTGCAAAGAATGTAATGGTACAGGTTCTGTAGAATGGGAGTATCTAGACAAGAAAGGGAATACCCATTATAAAGATTTTGACTGTCCTTCCTGCGATGGTTTTGGTTTTTTCAAGCGAAATATCAGAAAATGCATTGAACCAGAATATAATGCAGTCATAGAACTGGATGGATTCTTTATTAATAATAGTCATATAAAAGCAATAATTGATGGTTTATTGCTTCTGGGTAAGGATCACATTACACTTCTCTCAAAAGCTAAAAAAAATAGCGTGGTTTATGCATACTTCCGTATTGATGAGAACATCACTATCGTAATCTCTCCGTATTGTAATTACGATGAGGAAGATGCTGATGCAAAGGTTGAACTTTAAAGTATATATCTATGGGCAATTACATCAAACAAAACCTGATGCAGCCAACACCATCGGTTGCTGATCAGGAGGAAATGAGGATGTGCAAGTTCTGTGTACATAGCCACATCAGCGACCTCGGCTACAACCATTGCTGGAAGTCAGATAGTGCTAATTATAACCGAGATTCCCCTACAGGCGTCTGCTGGGCTTTCCGGGACAATAGAATATGGAAACCCTATTATTTCTCTAGACTCATGTCTAGCTACAGAGGGAATATCTGTTGGGTTAGACCGATTTACAGCTCTTCTAAAAAGAGAAAGAACCGTATTATCCAATACGAAGTCATCGACCCAGTAGCCTCAACAATAGATAAAGTTTCCCCCAAGGAGTTCGCTAGGGATTACATTCCAGCCACTCCTGGCTCCAAGCCTCCACATACTATGAAGGAGTATGAGAAATGGGACACCTATTGTTTCGGTGGCTGCGATCCACAGCTTTCTGAAAAACAGGAGGCAAGAAATTATCATGAAGCCAACTGGCAGCAAATCCTTGCTCAGGAAGCAATAGAAGAACAATTAAAACAAGAAGCAATATGAAGAAAAGAATTTTAGACATGTGCTGTGGCTCTCGAATGTTCTATTTCGATAAACATGACCCAAATGTTCTCTTCACAGACATAAGAGAGTATCACGACACATTATGTGATGGACGCAAACTAGACGTGCAACCAGATATGATAGCCGATTGCACAGATTTGCCATTCGAAGATGAAACTTTTAATATGGTGGTATTCGACCCTCCTCATCTGTTAAAGGTAGGTCCTAACTCCTGGTTATGCAAGAAGTATGGCAAACTGCCCGAAAATTGGCAAGCATTCATCAATGATTCTATCCATGAGGGCATGAGGGTACTGAAAAAAAATGGAACACTCATCTTTAAGTGGAACGAACAGCAGATAAAGGTTGGTGATATTCTAAAGGCAATCACCGATTACAAACCTATATTCGGACATCGTACCACCATCAAGAACCAAACAATATGGATGGCATTCATGAAATGGTAGCGATAGGAGTTGCCCTCACTTAGCCCCCCGTTCCCAGCGATTCTATCGCTGGTCCCTCAAAAAGAATATAAACAAAGAAAAATAATTATTATGCAAACAGATTTTAAAATCACCGCCCCAGTCTTGGATATGAATGTTATCCAGAAGGCTGCACAAGATGCTGCTATGAAGGCAGCACTCGAAGAAGTAAAAGACTACTATCTCGGTTACAATTCACCTTACAGAAAGCAGTTGAAGGAATACATGGCGAAGAATGCGCCTTCTACTAGTCTCGAATTGCCTGAGTTCTCTGAGTTGTTGAGTAAATCCTTGACTGCCGAGATAGAGAATTTCGTCAACAAGAAATGTATCGAAAGCTTTGCGCAAGCACTTCGAAAAGGATTCACTCATCTTAAAGAAGAAGGTGATGGAACCATTTTGCTCACCAATTTGGCAGAAGACATGATGAAAAAAGTAGATCTGGAAGATGTTGATAGCAACAACAGCTTTGAACTTGAAGTATCTGACAACAATTTCTATGGTTGGAAGAAAGTACATATCAGTATCTGTGAAGATGGCGAAGAGACGGAATATAATTTCACTCTCGCGAAGATTGGTAGTGATGATACATACAGCATCTTAGGTTTGCCAATAAAGGATTCAGATGAAGAATACCATTTTGATACAATAAATGTACAGAACAGAAAATGTACCATTTCATTCCCGATGTTCTCCGGTGTCAGTAACGACCACATCCTGCTTGTTTTAGCCAGATGCATCATGTTCGATGCTCGCATACGAATTGATAGCAATTACATCATTAAGAAATCAAGCGAATTTGAATACGATTAAAGCGTATGAGAAATTTAGTAATTAATTGCAATGTATTGATAAGTGATGACTTTGATGAAGAAAAGGCCATAGAAAGCGTTACAGGTGCATTCATATTCAATTTAGGTGCTGATATGGAATTTACGGAAATTCGCATTAATGACATAACAGACTCTGTTATAGACCAGATTCCACCATTACCAAAGGAACACCTTGGTTGGGAAGCACCTGACAGAAGCGAAATTCTTGCAATAGACAAAGACTATGTATTGATGAAACAAGAAACTTTTGACAGACTTCTGGATTACACTAATTCCGAACCTACAGGTAAGTATAATGGGAAGATGTGGAAAGCAAAGAATCGCAAAGGTGAATGGTTCCTCGGTTGGTTTAATCATCAGACTAAGAAATATCAATACACTAATTATCGTAAAATTTTAATTTTAGATTAATTATGGAAACTACAACATTAAAGCTGTACATCGGTACAAAAGTGGTGAAGGCAGAACCAATGGCAAAATCTGCTGCAGTAGCTAAAAGTTGGGCAAGACCATCATCAGAAGGAAACGAAGACGTTCCTGGCTATCACGTCCAGTACACAAACCCTGATGGCAGCACCTACGATTCATGGTCGCCAAAGGACGTGTTTGAGCAGTCTTATCAGATAGTGGAAAACTTCAAAGACCGCCTCTTTACTGCAAAATTGAGACTAAGCATGCTCATCGCAGAGGCTGAGATCATGTTAAATTCTGGTTTCAAGTTTCTCAATGCATCGCATGTCTTACAAGAGTTGAGAACTATTAAACAAGAATTAGAACAATGAAGATAAAAATAATCAAACCAACGAAGTGCGCTCAGGATGTTCACGAAACAACCAAATATCCACGCCCATGGTTTAAGCCGAAGCCAGAGCTTCCAGCAGGTACGATTTTGGAGGTGAGTGATGTATGGTTGAATTTCTCTGGTCAATATTATCGCTGTCAATTGCCAGAAGAAATGAAAGATAAAGGCTATTCCCTTCCGTGGTACGACATCCCAATAGAGAATGCTGAAATATATAAAAGTTAAATTTAAATCATAACAATTATGGCTGTAGTAAATGTAGATTATTCAGAGTTCGAAACCTTGAAGAATCGAGTAAAGGAATTAGAAGAGACCGTAAAAGAGAAGGATAAGACAATTGCTTCCCTTAAAGACGGTTCCAGAGTCATCATCCGCAAGGAAGTGCAAATAGAGTATGAGAGATCCATGTTTGACCGTATTTGTGATAGTCAAACAGACCATCTTTATTCTCGAGACGATAAGCCAAGACGCACAGTTGAGACATCTGAGTCTTACCTTGGATTTGAAGATGTACGCTTGCAGGTTGAGAATCGAATGAAAGACGAGATAAACCGTAGCATCAAGCAGCGAGACGCTTCACGCGAAGATTACGAATACCGTATTGAAAGATACAATAAGAAAGAAAAAGAGTTGGATGACAAGGAAAAGTCTCTCAAAGATAAGTACGCCAATAAGGAAGCAGCTCTCATTTCTGAATATAAGGAGAAGGGAAAAGCACTTGAAGCAGACTATCTAGATAAGGGTAAGGCATACAAGCGACAATTAGAAGCGGATTATAAAAGTTACAAGAATCAAGCTGGCCGTTTGCCATTGATCAAAAAAAACGCAAACGAAGCTCTGTCTCTCCTCAATGCCAATCGCTTCTTCAAGCCAAAGGGTGTTGAAAGTATTCTAGCACAGATAATTCAAAAGTGTGAACAATAAAATTACAATTATGGAAACAACAAAATTGAAAAAGTACATCGGTACAAAAGAGGTTATGGCTGCACCTATGGATGAAGCAACCGCAGTGACTAAAGGTTTTGCTCGTAAAAACGAGGATAATCATGAGTGGAGATCTGGCTATCACGTCCAATATACTAACCCAGATGGCAGTACCTACGATTCATGGTCCCCTAAGGATGTGTTTGAAAAGTCATACCAGGTAGCAGAAGACTTTAAGGACCGTCTCATTATTGAGCTCAAGGAGTTGAAAGAACGTTTAAATAAACTCGAGGCTTTCATGAATATGAATGATTACGACAAGGTCGTTGAAAAATGCGGAACTGTTCAGACAGCATTAATTATTTCTCAATATCATGCAATGAGACATTACTACGATATTTTAAGAACTCGTATTGAATTGTTGGAGGATTTTCCAGACAAGAAATAAGTGTGAACAATAAAAAATACAATTATGGAAGTAACAATAACATTAATTATCTGCCTCAGCGTGGTCTTTATTATCACGCTAGGCATCGCCTCTTGCACGCTAAGAGACGAGAACTTCAAAGTTCGCTTCGATGACAGAAACAAGCGTTTAAGTCGAATTATTCAAGAGCAGCGTGATGAACTTATCAAATACAGAGAGGCTATCAAGAAAAATGATGCCAATCTAGAAAGATCTCTAGAGGTGTTAGCTTCTGCTTCCGATACTGTCAACAAAAAAATATCTCGTTTGAAAGATACGGAAGAAACTCTATCAATGCTCAAGGTAGAATTTGCAGATTTCAATTTGAAGAAAGATAAGTCTTCAAAGAAAATGGATGAAGCTATTCGTTCATTCTCCTCTTACATAAAGAAAATTAATGATGATAATGTGAGATTATTTCAGCACTTTGAGGAGCGACTTGTCTATCGTCCTTCATACCTCTCCCCTGAAGAGAAGAAGCATTTTAAGGAATACATGCAATCATGTGCTAGAGGCTATACATTTATTAGCAATATGCCAAATAAAATGGACTTAGATTTTGTTTGTGTTGAAGATGTAGATAAAGCACTTGAATTTGTAGGTAAAGACCAATGGGATTCATTATACATTAAATGCCCATCAGAAGAAGAATATGCAAATGGACAGAATACAGAACGAAATCAGTAAACTTCGTCATGAGCAGCATTTGCATGAAAGGCTGCAAGAAGCCCAACTTCGACAGATTAAGCGTGAGCACGATGGTCTTCACAAGTGGATTACCATTAAGCCAAATCTCAGGCTCCTCTGCCGGATAGACGAACATGGCAAACTCCTCCCTATAGAACAGGAGCGAATCAATAAGATTAAGAAAACATTAGGCATCAAGTAATATGAGTGAACAGGCAGCCCTCGCATTTCGTAAGCTAGTAGCTTCTATGCGAACATTAGAAAAGCAGTATTGGGCACGCAGAGATAAAGGCGTCCTACGCCAATCCATTGAACTGGAAAAGCGAGTTGACGAAACCATTATGAAGGTTGAACCAAAAAACGTACCGCAAACAGACAATGGGAACTTCTTTATCCTGGTAGCTGAACTTCGGGTGGCAACTAAGCAGTATGTCTCTGAGAAGAAGAAGCCTGAGCCTGACAAAGAACTGGTAAAGACTCTCTTTAATACCATCAAGGAGAAGGAAGCAAAGATTGATAAGCAACTCATCCATTTTCAGGAAGAAGACTTTCGCAAACAAGGCTACACCATTCAGTACCATGTCATGGAACGTCCATACAAATGCCCTCCTCATAGCCTCTTCCAGTCAACTGATGAAGAACTGGCGAATGTGATGTTTAATGATTACTTACGAAACCCCTCACCCGGTACAATGATCTTCAGAATGAAAAAGTATATCGGCAAGGATGGAAAACCTCTCTCAGACGAAGAAATCAATAAAATATTGTATAACAAATAAAAAACAAAGAATTATGAAAAAATCAGAAAAGAAAGAAGAGTCTGCACAAAATGTTGCAGTCAAAGTAAACAAAGCAACAGAAAAAATCATCGGCACAGGTAATTGTCTATCTCTCCGCTCTCGTACAAGCACATGGTTCGAGTGCAAGGTACGCTATGAGAAGACCCAGGAGGATGGAAGCGATAAATTGGTAAACGAGTTGTATGTTGTTGATGCCCTCTCCTTCACCGAGGCAGAAGCAAGCATCATCGATAACATGGCAGTCTATGTATCTGGTGAACTTAAGATTGCCAACATCAACCCTGCCAACTACAACGAGATTTTCTTCTCTGGTAATGATGACGATGATCTTTGGTTCAAGGCTCGTTTAGCTTTCATCACCATTGACGATAAGAATAAGGAGAAGCGTACCTATGTCAACTACCTTATCCAAGCTAAGAGCATCGAGCGTGCCAAGCGTTATGTTGATGAAGTCATGGGCAAGACCATAATTGACTATGAGTTGAAGAGCCTCAGCGAGACCAAGATTTTTGATGTCTTCGAGCATGAGCCTTCCACTGATAACAAGCAGAAAGAGAAGGACGGTAAAACCGAGTAATCACTGACAATTCTTGCGCAATTTGGTTCTCAACAAGCTAAGTTGCGCAAGTTATCACTTTTTATCCTCATTTTTCTCGTACCTTTACCCACATTATTAATATATAACATCAATCATATATGAAAAAGTTGAAACGTTTAATCATTTACCTACGCCTCTGGTTTATCCGCCAGATGGGGTACAATCTCCCATCCCTCCGTGAGGCTACTTGTATCGTTCCCGGTCAACTCTATGACCATTTCGGTCGTGTTGTCAGGGCTGTACCCAGTAAGCCAATAGATAATGAAGTTGGTAGCAAAGAACAGAAAGATGTTCCTGATCATTGTCTTCAGTGCGATCTGTACAACAAGCATATCCCTTGCTCCTTCAATCATCAGATGGCAAACGGCAACGACATCTGTGAAAATCATCATTTTGAAATCATCTGCCTCAACTCTGGCAACATTTAAAGACTATCATTATGGAAAAGCAAAAACCAAGATACAAACTCGATAAGAAAACCGGGCATCTTCTGGAAATACCTTCTAAGAAGCAGGTTCGCGAAAACGTTAAGAAGATTCGTGAGCAAAAGGGAAAAGATCAGTTGCCTAAATCTCCAGTCACGATACATGAGACTCAGGCAGAGAAAAACTTCAAAAAGGTCCAGAAGGTAATCGACCGCATGCACGCCAAGGCAAAACTGCCCGATTTTCTCTCCATGGCTCGACATAAGTTCCTCTCCACCGTCTGTGTCATCAATAATCCAGGCAAACAGCGTAGCCTACTTCCTGATAAGAAAGGCCGCTTCGTAATGCTCTGCCATGGCAAGATGGCTAAGGTCTTCACTGCCGATGTTTGCCTTCTCGTCAAGATCCAGAAGTCAATCATCAAGAAACATGAAATGGCACCAGGTGGAGAAGTGACCACAGAGCATTGGCAGGATGGTAGCTGGAGTATCGTTCCATGCAGAGCAGACAAGAGTAATTACACCACCATTCAGGAGGTCCGTCTTCGTCCATGGTTCTTTCTCCACCGCTACTGGTATGAGATTTCCTTCGATGGCAGAGTAGAGCCAGCTATGATGCTGAACGATTACGGCCTCAACCCTACTCTTAGCAAGAAGCATTTCTATGTTACCAGAGAATACGTCAAAGTACGAAACCAGGATGCCGAAAACGATTATTTCCGTTTCTGGCTCCATAAACCTGCAGATCATGAAGCTATCAAATGATGTCATTATTCTCAATCGTCCTCGCGTTCAGAAGCGAGGACTTGCCCTTAATATCTCTGGGCGTATCACTCTAAGGTCTAGTCCTTGCAAACTGCTGGATCTCCATCCGGGTGATAAGATTTGTTTCTGTTTCTATACGCCAAGTAAGCAGATGTATGTAATCAAGTCCACACCGGAGTTAGAAGCTAAAGATGTATGCATCAAACTGTCTGGCCGTAAGGGGCAGCTCCATGCCAGTAATGTTTCTACCGTCAGTTTCTTGCTTAGCTATATACCGAATATTCCGACTGGTACTAAGCAGATAGAACTGGTTACGGCAAATGAAACTATAAATCTCGATGTAGTTGGCGTCAGTTGCCCAGCTTTGGCTATCGTCAACAGGGCCGACAGCGAGCATTGCCGATAGTAAAATATTAAACATTAAGAAATATGCAACAATCAATTAGATACAAAGGCCTCAGCCTCACTCCTGATGAAATGGCAGTAGAAAACGGTGCGCTATCCCTCTGCGGCAATCTAGAGCTGCATGATGGCGCATTGCGCCCTTCTATTGTCACAGGAACACCCCTCTCTCAGCCACTCACCATTAATGGTGTAGTGGCTAAGATTCTTTATGTGCATGAAACTGGCAATTACCGCCACCTCATAGCCATAGCCTCATCCTCCATTTATTGGTTCATGCAGGATGGCACGCTAGGCTCGTCCGCCCCTATCAAGTCCTTCGACTACGAAGCATCGGTTCTTTCCGTCAATTCCATCGGTAATACGCTTATCATTGTAGCTACAGATGGTATTCACTATGCTTTATGGGTGGATGGTGGCTATAAAAATCTGCCACAAAAGCCTCCATTCGTAGAAATCACCTTTTCTATTTCAGATGATTATCCGGAGAATTACATAAATGGAGGTGTGGACGCTGAGGGAAGTATAAATGGTTTTCGTAAAGCTATCCAGCAAACAACCTACTCATGTAATGACGTTTTCAACACCGTAAAATTAACGAAAGAAGATTATGACGCAAAAGAAAATGAATGTCTTAATATTAAAGAAAATAAGCAATCTGATATTACACAGAGCATCTATGCACTTATCAATCGAACGAACAATCTGATTGCTCGTAAAGGTCGTTTTTATGCTAATTTCTTTGTAAGATATTGCTATAGAATGTTTGATGGTTCCATGATTATGCACTCATCGCCTGTATTCATCCCTGTACAAGTTCCAGATAGTTACATTGTACTTTTACCAAATGCCTTATTTTTTACACAAGATGGTGTCATCAAACTGACTGATAATCTAACACTTGTACGTGAGGATGGAAAGAACAATCCATTTAATGTAAATATATCCAAAGTTACATTCGTTTACTATCCACGAAATGTAGATTTGAGATACGCCATACTGGACGCAAAACGTAATGAACTTGAAGAATGGAAAGATGTCATCAAATCGGTGGATGTATTTATTACTCCTCCAATTTCCAACGTTGATACATCTGAGAAAATTTCAAGCATCAGATCTAAACGAAGAAATTATAGACTTGGGAAAGGATTATACATTTACGGTATCGATAGTAATTCACAAATATCCACAGGTTTTAGTGTGTATTTCCCATCACTGAGTGAAGATGCCTATCGTAACAAATTAAAGAACACCTCTGCTTTCTACAAGGTCTGCTCGCTGAAAATTTCTGATTTAACAAATTATACAACGAAGAAATTACCTGTAGACAAGAATGCAGTCTATCAAGTATCATTGCAGGAGCAGATGAAGGATGATTATAAAACCCATAACTCGCTCTTCGCACAAGGTGGCTATGTCTATAACCACCGTCTCAATCTGTACGGCATGAAAGAGAAACTGTTTCAAGGATTCAGCGGCTATGTTATGCTACCAGGGCTGTACTTTCTTAAATACGATGATAGTACGGATAACCAGAAATATAGATACAAAATCCAGAAAATTGTAGTTAGCCTCAACACTACATCCGGAACGAAATATGTTGAAAGTAGCGACAAATTCTTCTCTCGTCAGGATATTGATGGCTTCATGATCGGCAACCTTGTCAAGTTCTACCCGGATTCCAGAGCTGATAAAATGGCTATCTTCTGTAAGGATTATTCTGATAATGATGTCATCTTCGTCTTCCCTCTGGAACAATGTGAAGAACTGAATGGAGCCATGCACATGGGAGATTTCACCGACAATTTAGAACAATATAAGGTCGATTCGTTTGATTATACGGTTGATAATATAGTGGAACTGTCCAATAAGATCTACACATCAGAGTCTGATAATGCCTTCTATTTCCCATTAAACGGAATCAATACAGTAGGTATCGGAACCATACAGGGAATAGCCTCCACCACGCGTGCGCTCTCACAGGGTCAGTTTGGCCAATACCCATTAATGGCATTCTCTACCGATGGTATCTGGGCGATGGAAGTCTCTTCCAAAGGCACTTATAGCAGCATCCACCCAATTAGCCGTGAGGTTTGTAGCAATCCGAAGTCTATCACTCAGCTAGATCAGTCCGTGCTTTTCGCAACCAACCGCTCAATCAGTCGCATAGCAGAGTCACAGGTGGTTTCCATGTCCGATGTCTTAGATGGTCCCGGCTTCAATATTTACGGCCTAGGCAAATTCCTTAACTTCTTCAATGATACTGAGGAGGATAGTGATACCGTCAAGTCTACCAAGGCCCAGATGCGCCAGCTCATAGATTTCACCTCTTCGCCAATAGAGTTCTTCCAGCGTTGTCAGGTCATCTATGACTATAAGAACTCTCGCATCTTATGCCTGGATGTTACGCAGACGAGTAAGACCTCTACGGCTGATACGGTGGCACTCTGCTATTCTATCAAGGATAATGCCTGGAGCACTTTCCTTATACAGAACGTGCTCACAGCAATCAATTCCTACCCACACCCCTACATACAATATAGGGATGGCAGTGTGATGGTGCTCGATAAGGGTTACGATTACGAAGATACAACAGAGTATCATGGTATAATAGTCACTCGTACCTTGAAGTTCGATGAAGATAACGTACCTGATTCCATTACAGGCTATATCCATTCCCTCACGTCTGGCAGCATACCAATCATGTGGTTATATGGTAGCAATGATAATCAGAATTGGCATTACATCGGTCGCTTGGGCGGCATGAAGTCCAGCTACATGGCTACTCACAGCTATCGTTACTTCCGCATCGCCCTATACCTGAAGATGAAATCCATGAATCAATACTTTGCTACGCGCCTCGAAATCATCAGGCGTTTCAGCAAGTTCTAAAAAGAAAAGCCACCGTTCCATGGCTTTTTAAGCCATGGCCCCCAAAAACAAGAGCCTTCGCAAATCAGGAGTAATTCCGAAGCGAAGGCTCTTTCCATAAACACACCTAAAACGAAAGAAGAAAAAAAGTTTCATTAAGTAAAGCCACCGTTCCAGGCGATTCTATCGCCTGTCCCCAATAGCCTCTTAGGTAAAGCTCGGCCGTCTCAAAGTATAGTTATCCCGGCTCAGCAGGTTGCTCTTCATATTATTGAAGTCCGCGGTAGCACTATTCCCATACTGTCCAGCCTTATCTGCATACTGATCCTGCAAAAATTGGCTCATCGTATAGTCAACCATATACCGGTGCATGTTGCTCTTAAGCGCATCCGTCACAGCCACGTTCCAGTTCGGAATCTCCAGTTTCAGGGTTACAGTCTCATAGATACTTTCCTCCCGGTCTAAGCCAGCCTTGTTTACGGTAGAAGTCACTTCCTCATCTTCCTGACCGATTATGCTTGTGGTCACTACCTCCGTCCAAGTTCCGTTCTTGTTATCGGTGTACACATACTTTCTTGTACCCTTCACTAGTCGCTCCAGGTTGTTGTTATCCTCCACTCTACCTGAGGTCAGATAACGCTGAGCTGCAACCTTGATATTACCGATAGCTTCCGTTACTGCACGATTAATAATACTGCGAGTCTCTTTACTGTCAGGGCTTTCAATAGTCGCTCTGATGTCCTTCTGGGCATCATCCACCAGTCCCTGGCTCAACACATAGCATCGAGCCAATATGTCATTGCATACCTGCTCCATGCTAAAGTTCAACGTAATTAGTTTACTATCCATATTTCGAAATATTTAGATGATTAATAAATCTACCTCAGTTCATAAGGCGGCCTACCTCCGCTCCAGTCTACATGATCCTGATGAAAATGCTGCGAAACGAAGTCCTGATTGCGCTCAGATCCTTTCAGCCCACTCTGGGCATCCTTATCTACTTTGTCCACATTTCGAGCCTCAGCATCCAGTTCATTCTGACTTTTAGCCTCAGCATCTGCAGACCGCCCGGCAGTTGCCTGCGCATTCTCCTGCTTACCTATCTCATCCCCACTTCTTGCCGAAGCCATAGGAGAAGAACCAGCCTTTTCGTGAAGGTCCACTGCTCTGGCTGATGTATCACTGGCCGAAGAACCTTCTTTCGTTGTATCATCTGCTTTTCTTTCAGCCTCAGCAAAGTTAAAGTCTTTCTTTAACAAAATCTCTTTAATGGCGTCAAGGTCACTCGCTCCCATACCGGCATAATCTGTATGAGCCATATCCGGGAAGTCGCTCAGCCATCCGGCAAGGATAGCATGAACCAGATAGTTCTGTATTTGGTTCGTCAGAACCCCACTTAGTCTAGGTGGCCAAGAAGCCAAAGTCTTGATGGTGATTGAGAAATCATCAGCCAATGCCTGTAGGTCAAACTGTTGTGTGGTCGAAGAAGAGAATCTTGCCAAGAAGTTTTCGAGGTCGGTTATCGCTTCCCGATAGTATATATCCAGTTTAGCCTCTTCTGCATCACTGGCCCATACGATTTGAAAGTCCACTTCCGGGTTATGCTGCGTAATGGTGGCAGTAAGCCCTTCTACCACGCCCATAACGCTCTTCTTGATGATTTTAATTGTTATTGTCTTCATACTTCACATTTTTTCTACGATGCCATAACCAAACAAGAATACCAGTTGTGATGGCTATGATGATACCTACTAACACGCCAAGACTTACCTTCCCTATAGTCACAAGTCGCTGCTCATTCTTGGTTAGTTCTCGCCTCATAATGTTAATAGAGTCTTGCTTTAACCGAATCAGCGAATCTTTTTGAACCACAAGATGTTGATATTTATCTACCTTCTTAGATATGATATTAATGGAATCCTTTAGTCTCAGCACATCTTTTGTGTTCCTGTTGGTCACAACAGAGTGCCATGACTCTGTCTTGATAGGCTTTCCATTCTGGTCTACAGTGGTTGAAGTACTATCCTTTGTATGGGTAGTTTCCTTGACAGATGTTTCGTGCTCCTGGATCCTGCTATTTGCCATCTGCTCAAAAGCAGAGATAAATCGCTCCTGCCAGGAGGCATCCAAACTTTTGTTCTTTGTTTGGTCCGTAATATAATGTTCCTGCGTCACAGTCTTCGTTTTACAACTCGTCAGAAACAACATCGAGAAATATGCTATCCATACAAACAGGTAGATAATTAAATGTTTCGATTTCATAAGCTATGAGATATTGAGTGCTCGCTTTGACCTTTTCAAATACTCCTCGCATTTGTCCAGTCCTTTATAGCCACCGTTAATTTTCCGTCTTATTGCTTTCAGATTATCCTCGTCAGCCAATTCATTGCATCCGAAAGTATCGAATATCCACATCGATGAACGTGTGGCACCAAGAGGCTGTTCTAGCAGTCCAGGCTTCTCCACTACATCATAGCCACAATATCCGGCATACTTGCTATAGTTGGCTCGCCCTGTTATCTGTATCAGCCCACGCCCCTTATACCTTACACCATCACCCTTATGGGTGTTACCAAGGTCTTTTCTTCCCTCATACGCCTTTCCGCTGGCAATCTCCTTGGTATATCTCAGTTCACCACTTTCATGTGCAATTTGAGCCAAGTAGTGCGCCCATCTCAAAGGCGTGTTTATTTCAAACTCCTCGGCAAATTGGTTCAGGTATGGCAGAAACTTCTCTGCCCTCTTCCCTGCGTTAGGCATTGCCATCAGCAGCTGCTCTAATCTGATTTCCTTCATTTCCATTTTCTTTATTGTTTTTATATTCTTGATACTTCTTAAACATCGGGAATTTCTCTACGAATCCTAGAGTCAGTGCATAATAGGCATAGTCCACCAGTTTGTAGAAAGGTGTCTCAGCAACCAGCATCCGCCTCAGATTCTTCAGGATATTGGTAACAAACAGGTAAGTAGCTGCTATACACACCCACTTCACGCAAAACAAGGCCTCTGTGTCTGAGTGAAGAAAGTGACCGATAATGAACAGAGCTGCCACCGTCACAAAGAACACCGCACAACAGACAAAGAACATTCCGAATTTCTTCCAGCTCCATTCTTCACCGTTAAACACTGCTGCCACGATTCCAAACACCAGGTTCAGCCCAAATAATACCATCATGGCAATCATAAAATCTCTGATGGGAACCAGCAGACTCAGAAAAGTCCATATCGTCCCAATTAAGTAACCTCGAATATCATTCATTTTCTTTTTCATTTATCCGTCCCCACTCCGTTATGGAAACGATGCAAATTTAAGCCATCATTCCCGGTTCTCTGTGATAAATTGCGCAACTTCATACGAAAAAAGAGAACACAAGCCCATTTTCCGCCTGCATTCTCTTCTTCTGATAGTTTTCTTTTATATATCTCTAGTCATTATGGAATTTCCCACAAACTCAACATTCAACATTTCAATGGTTGAAGTACCCCCAAGCCTTACAATGTCCATAAGGGTTATCATCATCCCTCAGCCAGTTCACGGCAAGGTCCACCATCTTGTCCATCATCTGCTCTTCGCTGTCCTCCGGGAACCATTTCTTCATCAGATTATAGTTGTCAGAGTAGATCATGTTCAGAACCACGGCAAAATCCCATTGGTTGTAAGGTCTGATCTCGTCCTTCACCGTCTCATAGATTTCCTGCGTCTTGGCCATGGTATAGTAAGGAGCACGATGCTCAACCTCCTTGTCATCCTCAAACACCATCTTCTTGATCTGAACATCAGCAAAGAAGTCGTTGAAGTGACCGTTACCCACTACGCCATAAATCTCCTTATACAATTTCAGAAGGTCATTTTCCTCTGCGTGCATGGCCACAAACTTGCCGATGATCTTGGTTACCTTCACCATCTGCTCCGGTGTGGCGTCACTCTGATATTTTGTGATAAGTTCTACTAAGTTCATATCATTCTTGTTTTTGTGATTTGACAAATTTGAAAATCTCGTCCAGCTTGTTCTCCATCTGGTCGAGTCTTGCGTTGGTTTTCTGCTGGTCACGAAACGTTGTGTCCAACTCTGAGAGAAGTTGATCACAGTCCTTTACGGTCTGCTCGAAGTCCGGCATCTTATTGATGATGTCATTAGCTTGATTCTTCAATGCGTTTACCTCGTTGATGATACTCTCCTTACTACAAGAGATTACAAGGGTGTCGCTGTATGCTGTTTGCTCAGTATCAACTACCGAATAGGTTGACTGCTTTCCGTCTTCCGTCTGAACATTCACCTTCACGTTCATGGTGCCAAAGTTTGGCATGCCAGGCATCTGTGGCATCATGTTGGGCTTGCTACCACTAATATCAGGGCTTGGAGCATTCATCACTTTACCCTGCTTGAATTTTCTAGTCGCCCGGTCAAACAAAAAGACCGGGAAACCTGCCTTTAAATCTTTAAATATCATAATCGTATCGTTTTAAATGGATAATGCGAGGGAAACGATGGCTAACAAACCATCCACCATTTCCCCCTATAATGATACTAAGCAGTAGTCAATGCTACGGTTAGACTGTCAAATATGCTCAGGCCTCTAGCCTTTCCGCATACCACATCGTTTGCCTTTTGCGTTCTGCCTACGCTGGTGATGGTCACAGCCGTTGGCAGAGCTGTCTGCCCTTGGAAGGCTGCTACCCATCTTTCCGTGTAAATCAATGGCTGCGCTCTCATCACGTTTCTGTTGCCTATTACAGGCGAAATGATGGAGATAGTTGCCACGATAGGCACAAACACCGTTGTACCGTTCAGGATAGGCTGCTCATAACTGTAGGTTATGCTTGCCTGTGGCTGCACGTTGCCATTCACGCAATAAGGTCTGCAAAGCTTCTCATTGTAAGTAGCTAAGACTGAAACTTGGTTGGCTACCAATGCTGTAGTAGCCAAACCCACTGGAGAAATCTTGTTCATACCACTACGCTTCTGTTTCATTCTTTACTCTTTTACTGATAGCCACCTGCTACACCTGCGCCACATCCGCAACCGCCATTCATCAGATTGGCAAGGTAGATGTTCTGCTGCAACTGCGAGTTCTTAAACTTCAAGTCCTGAATCTCGTTAGCTTGCTCCTGGCTCCAATGCCCTGTCAAGGTGTCGATGATGCGCTGGGTGTTGTTCTCACCTGCACGGATGACGTCACACTTGTCTTGCTGCATCTGGAAACCGAGATTAGAAGCAGCTCTTTCTATACCAGTGTTGGTATAGCTAAAGCCCTGCTGCATCTGGTTAACGATGTCCTTCTGGCCAAGCTGATTATCATACCCCATCTTGATGATGTTCTGCTGCGTCTGGCAGCAGCAATCCTTAAGCGCAATTGTCATCTGCAAGTTACCCTGCGAGATAGCGTTGATCACTCGCTCTGCCGAGAATCCAACCTGACCACCAAGCTGCTGGATGCCAGCCTGGATGCCACAGATAGAGTTCTGCAAGGCGTTGAAGTCACAGTTCAGATTGCTTGCCAACATCTTAAGGTCGTTGCCATTACCCTGGATGGCACCCATCAGCAAGTTGCTGTTCTGGTTGTCTGCCATCTGGTTGCGCAAGCTCTCGATTTGACCCTGAATCTCCGCACGCTGCACGTCTGCGCCATTGTCACGATTGTTCCAGTCTGCACCATACATATAGCGCATCATGCCCATCATCATCATGTAGGCAAACGGATTGTTCCACATATCGTCATCGTCACGGTTACGCATCATAGCCGCCATTGCCAAAGGATTGCTGTCACGATTTGCCATCGCTCCAAGCAAACCACCCATCATTGCATCGTTGCAACAAGAGGTAGTCTTAATTACTTCTTCTGCCATAATTCCTAAAGAAATAAAAGTTGTACATTTTGTTTATTCACACATGTAATCGATTACGGCAGCAAAGTTATCCCAAAATATCAACATGTTTTATAACTCTGTCAAACATTCTTTTAGTGGCTGATTTCCAAAGATTTAAGGTGACATAGACCCATATCAAAACCACAGCATATATATAAATTCGCAAGAATATTGTATATATTAGTATATAATTTTAGGCAAAAATTGTATGTTTTAGAGCA